CTTTACTTTGCAAAAACGGTGAAAAAAATCCTTTTTTCGGGATTTATCACATAAAACAACATAAAAACCCTTTAAAAGTCGCATAAAAGCGACTTTTTTCATTGAAAAATGAGAGAGGGTGAGAAAAATCGCCAAATGAGATGAAAATATGGAGGAGCGATATGAAGAAACAGAACACTTTGAAGGATTCTGATACCATTTTTGAAGAACAGGCTCAAGCATTGCTCAAGATGGCAGAGGAATCTGGGCTTGCAAGTAATTTTTTATTTACAACAACCTTTGAAAGATACCGAGTGCAGCTTGATATCCTGAGAAATCTCAAAGAAAGCCTCAGAGATGAGGATGTAGTGGTCACAAAGGAATATGTAAAGGGCAAAAAGAACCTTTATTCCAATCCTGCCGTGATCGCTTATAACAGAACAACAGATACAGCCAATAAAACGGTTGCAACATTGCTCAGAATCTTAAAGAGCTTTGATGCAGAGATGTCTCATGAAGAATCAGATCCTCTCATGGACATAATCAACAGCGGAGATGCCGATGACGAGCAATAAGGCATACGCTTATTGCAAGGAAGATGTCAAAAAGAAAACTTGTCCCCATTATGTGAAGCTCCAAATGAAGGAGTTCATGAGGATCTGTGAAGGTAAGGACAAGAAATATATATTAAGCGAGAAAAAAGTCAAGACAATAGAGAATATCTTGAAGATATTGAACATGCCAAAGGGACTGAAAGCAGGAAAGTCCCTTTTTGATTGCTCAACTAAATATCAATGGCTTTTTTATCTTGCAGTGTTGGGTGTTGTATACCGGAGCGATCAGAACAAGAGGAGATATGAAGTCGGTGTGCTTGAAATCTGCAGAAAGAATTTCAAGACATACACAATTGCGACAGTTTTTATCATCCTGTTTCTGACAGAACCACAGTTCTCAAAATTTTACTCAGTTGCTCCTGATGGTTCCCTGTCCAGGGAGATAAGGGAGGCAATTGCAGAGACTATAAGGTCATCACCTTTGCTTTATGAGTATAAGGAGCAGAAAAGGTTCAAGATCCTGAGAGATTATATCATGTTCAAGCCCACACAGACACAATACATCCCTTTGAGTTATTCAACATCAAGGATGGATGGAAAGCTTCCAAATGCTTTTATAGCTGATGAAGTTGGAGCACTTCCGGTGTCTTATCCCATTGAGGCAATGAGATCAGGACAATTGAACATCCTCAATAAGCTGGGCTTTATTATCAGCACAAAATATCCCACAGTGGATAATCCTTTTGAGGATGAGGTCAGATATTCAAAGAAAGTGCTTGATGGTTTAGAGAGGGATGAAACAAGATTCTCCCTTCTTTATGAACCTGATGAGACTAAGGGATGGGAAACAAATGACTTGATCCTGCAGCAGTCAAATCCTGTTGCATTGGAGATCCCTGAGATATGGGAAGATCTCTTGAAAAAGAGAGCTTATGCAATTGCAGTGGAAAGCGCAAGAGAAAACTTTGTGACCAAACACTGTAACATCATCTATCAGGGTTCCGAGTCAGAGTCATTTATAAATGTGACAGATGTGCAAGCTTGCAAAGTTGCAAATATAGATTGGCATAACAGGGTTGTTTATGTCGGCTTAGATCTTTCACAATCAGATGATAACACATCTGTTTCAATGTTGGCTTTGGATGATGACAACAACATTCTTGCAGAAAGCTTTGCTTTTATTCCTGAGGACAGGATAGATGAAAAGATAGCTGCAGAGAAAGTCAATTATAGAGAGTTTATAAAAAAAGGTAAGGTCATTGCCTGTGGTGATCGGGTTATTGATTATGCTGTGGTAGAGGATTTCATCTTAAAGATTGAGGAGACCTATGGAGTCCAAATTCAAGCGATTGGCTATGACAGATGGAATGCTCTATCTACAGCACAAAAATTAGAGAGAGCAGGATATAACATGGTGGAAGTGAAGCAGCATTCATCAGTGCTTCATCCTGCAACAAAACTTTTGAAAGAGTCCATCTTGGGACAAAAGTTCAAATACACCGAGAACGGACTTTATGAAATAAATTTCCAAAATGCAAGGTGTCAGTTAGACACCAACAAAAATCTCTATGTAACTAAAAAGAAGTCAAGGGGAAAAGTTGACATGGTGGTGTCGACCTTGGATGCTCTTTACCTTCTGCAGCAGGATGCTCTGCTTGGTCAGGGAGATTTTGTTATACAGACATTTTAAGGAGTGAAAAATGGGATGGTTTGATTTTTTTAAGAGGTCAGCTCCTGCTGAAGAGCCAATAGTTGATGATGTACTTCTCAAGGCTCTGCTTAATGGAGAGACCATCACAAAAGAAAAGGTGCTGACATTGCCTTGTGTCAATGGTGCTGTTGATTTTATATCCAACAGCATTGCATCAATGCCTGTGAAGCTCTACAAGACCAAAGATGGCAAGGTTGAAGAGGTCAGGGACAACAGAGTCAAGATGCTCAATGGAGATACCGGAGACACACTTGATGCTTTTCAGATGAAGAAGATCATGGTGCAGGACTATCTCTTGGACAAGGGTGCATATTGCTTCATTAAGAGGTCGAGAAATGAGGTTGAGGGGCTTTACTATGTTGAGCCACACTATATCACCATTCTGAAAGTGTATGAGCCGATATTCAAGCATTATCAGATTTTTGTGGGTGGCTATGATGAAAAGAAGGATCAGAAAAACCTTGGTACATTTGAGCCTTGGCAGTTCATCAAGCTTCTGAGAAATACCACAGATGGAGCAAGTGGAGTGGGATTGACAGTTGAAGTTTCAAAGGCACTTGAGACAGCTTATCAGACTCTGCTCTATCAGCTTGGCATGGTATCAACAGGTGGCAACAAGAGAGGATTCCTCAAAGCCACAAAAAAGCTTGGACAGGATGAGATAGACACTCTTAAAAGAGCTTGGAGAAATCTCTATGGAAACAACAGTGAGAATATTGTGGTTCTCAATAATGGCATTGAGTTCCAGGAGGCTTCCAATTCTGCTGTGGAAACTCAGCTCAATGAGTCAAAGAAAACACTGCAGGATGAGATCAATGCTCTTTTCCATGTTTATCCTAATGACTTTTTCAGGACTTTCAAAGAGGCCATATATCCAATTGTTAGAGCTTTTGAAACAGCTCTCAACAGGGATCTGCTTCTGGAGAAAGAAAAGAAAAACCACTTTTTTGAGTTTGATGTGAAGGAGATCATCCGAACATCACTCAAAGACAGATATGAATCATACAAGCTTGCAAAAGAGACAGGATTCATGACTCTCAATGAAATCAGAAGAGCTGAAAACATGCAATGGATAGACGGGCTCGATGTGGTCAATGTCGGTCTTGGTGCTGTGCTTTATGACGTAAACAAGCACGTTTACTACACACCGAACACTGACACAATAGGAGCTCTTGAAGATACACCAACAGAAGCACAGGAAGAGCTTGAAAAAACTCAGGACATGTTGATTGGACATGAGCTTGCAAAGGAGTTTGATGAAAGTGGTAATTCTGCAGATGCGTAAAGGAGGAAAAAAAATGGCAATAACAAACAAACTATCACATGGAACAGACTATGTTGAGCTTGAAGGCACGTCACAGGACACCAAGCCAGAAGAGGGCATCGGTGTTAACAGCAAGTTTTATGAGCTTGATACCAATGATACCTATTATTGGACAGGTGATGCTTGGGCAAAGATAGGTGGTGATGTTTAATGTATATCACAATCAGAGCTGACAGCGTTGAGCTTGAGGGATATGTCAATGCTGTTGAAAGAAAGAGCAAGCCACTCTGGTCAAGAATAGGGCAGTTTGTTGAGAGGATCTGCAAGGGAGCATTTAAAAGAGCACTCGAAAGAAATGATGATGTGAAGATAATGCTCAACCATGATCCATCAAAAACCCTTGGAAGTCAGAGAGAAGGAAACCTTGAGTTGTATGAGGACAACATAGGACTCCATGCAAGGGCAACCATTACAGATCCGGAAGTCATAGACATTGCAAGGAAAGGTGATTTGGTTGGATGGAGCTTTGGATTCTATGACAGAGATGTCCAACAGAAAAGAGATGAGGACGGATTCCCATTGAGAGATGTCATAGACCTTGATCTGGAAGAAGTCTCAATTCTTGATAATCGGACTACTCCCGCTTATGACGGCACACTCGTAGCTGTCAGATCCGAGGAGAAGTCCATTTTTTATGGTGAGACTTTTGCTGATGAGATTCAGTTAAGAGAGATGCCAAAGGAAGATACAGAAGAGGAGGTAAAGGAAGATGAAGAAGTGAAAGAAGAAGAGGCAAAGGAAGAGAGAGATGTGCCTAAACAGCAGGAAACTGTTGAAGAAATAACAAAAATAAGAGATGAGTTCTTGGAGCTCATCAAAGACATGAAGAATTAAGGAGGAAAACGAACATGTCAAAGATTCTTGAGGAAAAGAAAAATGATCTTATCACAAGAGGTGAAGAGCTCACCAAGGTTATGAATGAAAGGGAGCTCACTCCTGATGAAGCACAGGAGCTTGCAGAGATCAGAGATGATGTAAGAAAAATCAAGGAGGCTCTTGGTCTGGAAGAGGACATGAGAGAGATCCTTGATGCAGAAGCAAAGAAAGACAATGTACCCACAGAGGAGGATAGCATGAACACTGAAAGAGCATGTGAAGAAGAAAAGAGAGCACTTGAGCAGAGAGCCCTGCAGGAGGAGAAAGCTTTTGAGGCTTATATCCGCAACAGCTACAATGAGAGAGGAGCTGAGACGGATCTGACCAAGGGTGACAATGGTGCAGTAATCCCTGCAACCATAGCAAACAGAATAATCAAGAAGGTGTATGATATCTGCCCGATTCTGGAGAGATCCACCAAGTTCAATGTTAAGGGTACACTGACAATCCCTTACTACAATGAAGTAGCTCCTGCTGATCATATCACTGTAGCTTATGCAGAGGAGTTCACACCGCTGACCTCTCATGTAGGTAAGTTCACCAGCACAATCACTCTGACCGGATTCCTTGCAGGTGCGCTTGTAAAGGTAAGCCGTTCACTCATCAACAATTCACAGTTCAACATTGTTGATTATGTGATTGATCTGATGGCAGAACACATTGCACGTTTCATAGAGAAGGAGCTGCTGATCGGTACTCCTGCTGTAGTAGATCCTGAAAGCCCTGCAAAGGTTCTTGGTCTTTATACTCTTACAAACGCTGTGACCGCAGCAAGCGAAACTGCAATCACTGCTGATGAGATAGTCAAGCTCCATGATGCTGTTAAGGATCGTTATCAGTCCAATGCAATCTGGATCATGAGCCCTGCAACCAGAACAGCCCTGAGACTTCTCAAGGATGAAATGGGAAGATATCTCCTTCAGGATGACATCTCCTCTCCTTTTGGTTCTTCTCTGCTTGGCAAGCCTGTTTACGTTTCGGACAATATGCCTGAGATCGCAAGCGGAAACAATGTTATCTACTATGGTGACATGAAGGGTCTTGCAACTAAGTTCGATGAAGAGATCAACATCCAGGTGCTCAGAGAAAGATTTGCAGATGAACACGCTGACGGTGTTGTTGGTTGGTTCTCATTCGATGCAAAGACAATGGATCAGCAGATGATCGCAAAGCTCACAATGGCATCATAAGTGAAAGGAGGGAATGGTCATGCTGTATTTGGCAACCACTTCCTTCTCTGGAAATCAGATAAGCATGGCGAAGGGCAAGGTTTGTGAAATATCAGACCCTGCCCTTGTTGCTGATCTGACAAAGGCAGGTTACATCATCCCTTATAAGGCAACAGATAAGAAGGAAGATGTAACTGACAAGCCCAAGACCAAGAGAAAGGGGAAAAAAGATGAAGATTGAAGCGTTAATTCCCTTCACAATGAGGGATGGTTCAACAGGTGAGCTGACATCAATTGGATGTGGGCAGGTTGTGACGGTTGATAGCACTCTTGGCAATTCTCTGATATCAGACGGACTTGCAAAAGAGTTCACACTTATCACGCCGACAGGCTCAAAGGATATCACGGCTAATGGAAATAATATTGATGTGACAACTTATGCATCAGTAAATGTTGCAGTTCCGGAACCGACAGGAAATATATCCATCACCGAGAACGGAGAGGATATCAATGTTGCTCAGTATGCAACGGCAACCGTGAATGTTCCTAATCCGTCAACAGGCAAGCTTGATATCACAGGAACAGCAGAAGTTGATGTAACAAATTACGCATCTGCACAGGTTGTTGATGCAAATCTCATTGCAGAGAATATCAAGAAGGATGTGACCATACTTGGTATAACAGGAAGTTATGAGGCATAAAAAGCTTCAATGTTGTTTAGGCAAACTCCCGACAGGAGGACAACAAAATGCAGATAACAAAAGTTAGTGATATCACTTCTCAGGATCTTGCTGAGTATATCAGATTACCTGATCCGACATCGGATGATATCAACACACTCTCAACACTTTTAACAGTGGCTAAAGTATACGTTGGCGAATACACAGGACGGACAATCCAGGAGCTTGATGATTACAAAGATGTCATCATAGTGATCCTTGTATTAGTTCAGGACATGTGGGACAACAGGACGCTCTATGTGGACAGCGACAAAGCAAATATGGTTGTTGATTCCATCTTAGGGTTACATTCGGTGAATCTTTTATGATAAACGCTGGTAAATACAACAAAAAAATCAACATATACTCAGTAACAGTGGGAAAAGACTCTGCAGGGTTTATGACAAAAACAAGGACTCTTACATTGAGTCCGTATGCTCATGTCAAGACCACAAGAGGAATGACACTGATCAAGAATAACACTGATTTTGAAAAGGCTTATACCAATTTCACCATCCGCTTTCCACATACAGCCATAAACAGAGACATGGAAATAGATTTCAATGGGAAAACTTACACCATTGAATATTTAAACAATGTTGATGAGGCGAATGTGGAGCTTGAGATGCAGTGCAGGGAGATCACACACTGATGGCAAGATTCAACATGGAGTTACCAACAGAAGTTATCAAGGAATTTGAAAAGCTCACCAAAGACTCTGACAAGATTTTCGGTGAAATGACACAGGCAGGGGCAGAGGTTGTTGAAAAGAACATCATTGCAAATGCTCCCAAAGGTATCAGAAATTCCAAGATGATGGATTGCTTGAAAACATCCAAGGTATATAAGACTCCATCAGATGATGGCATCAATACAAAGGTTGCTTTTTACGGAAAATTCATTGATTCAGACGGTAGAGAGAAAATTGCACCATTGGTTGGAAATGTCTTTGAATATGGCAGGAGTGATAGTTCACCACCGTTTAAAAAGCATCCCTTTTTGAGAAAGTCATTCAGAAAAAGTGATATTGAACAGGCAATGCTCAAAAAGCAGAAAGAAGCAAGCGGAGGGATATTAGATGAATGAGCTGATTGAACAGATCTTTGCAAATTTTGAAGTGGATAAAGTTCCAATTCCGGTTGCATATATGTTCTACGAAGGACACGGTGAGCCTTATGTGGTGTATATGCAGCAGGATGCAGACAAATCACTGAGCGGAGATGATGAGTTAATAGGATATGTTGATTACTACGATTTTGATGTTTATTCAAAAGGGAATTGGAAAGAAATAGTTGAGAGTGTGAAAGCCATATTAAAAGAGAATGGTTTTATATGGCAACCATCAAGATCAAGTCAGGACTTTTATGAAACTGACACAAAATATTATCACAAGACATTAAATTTTGCTTACTTAAAGGAGGAAAATTAAGATGGCAAAAATCGGTTTAAGAAATTTCCTTTATGGAATCCTCACAGAAGCTCCCGATGGAACACCTTCATATGGGGTAGCTAAAAAACCTGCAAAGGCAATCTCCTGCAAGGTTGATGTATCAAACAATGATGCAAAGCTTTATGCAGATGATGGACTTGCAGAATCAGACACCACTTTTCAGAGTGGTACTCTTACTCTCACGATAGATGATGAGGATGATATCACTATGGCAGATCTGCTGGGACATGACATTGCAGACGGTGTGATGGTAAGAAATGCAGATGATATAGCACCTTATGTTGGCCTTGGCCGTATCATCACCAAGCTTGTAAACGGTGTTTATAAGTATAAGGTGGAGTTCCTTTTTAAGGTCAGGATGTCTGAAAGCTCGCAGGAGAACAACACCAAGGGTGAATCCGTTGAGTTCGGCACAACCGAGCTTCCCGGTATCATAGCTAAACTTGCAAATGGTGATTGGTCTGCAACAAAAACATTCAGCACAATGGCAGAGGCACAGACATATCTTGAAAGCTTCTTTGGTGCCGCAACCGCTGCAACAGTTACTTACAACGCAAACGGTGGTTCAAATGCACCTGCAGCTGTATCAACCTATGTTGGTGCTGTTATAAATGTAGATGACGGATCAGGACTCACACCTCCGTCAAACAAGCACTTCATCGGCTGGGATACAAACTCATCTGCAACAGTTCCTGATGTAAGCGGAACATATAGAGTGCCGAGTGCATCTGTTACACTGTATGCTATTTATGCAGCTGATTGATTGACTTTGAATATTGGAGGATAATGAGATGAAAGATATAAATGGGAATATCCAATACAAAGGCAAAGATTATAAGCTTGTATTTAACTTGAATGTTATGGAAGAGATACAGGCTGAATATGAGACTATTGAAAAGTGGGGGGATCTCACTGATGGACAGAGCGGTGAGCCAAATGCAAAAGCTGTTATATTTGGCTTTACCGCAATGCTCAATGAGGGCATTGATATAGAAAACGAGGAGAACGGAACAAACATTGCTCCTCTCACAACAAAGCAGGTGGGCAGAATGATAACTGAGGTTGGAATGGTCGAAGCAACCAAGAAGCTCAACCAAACTGTTATTGAGTCCACTCAAAGCGTAGAAAAAAACGCATAATCCAAGATGAGTCAGATCCTGTCATAGACTTTTCTTGGTTTTATTTTATTGGAAAGACCAAACTAGGTCTTTCTTTTCATGAGACAGGAAGGTTGACATTGACCATGTTCAATAAGTTACACGGTCATTATAAAGACAATTGGGATTTGGAAATGCGGCTGACAAATAAAAACATGACATATGCAGAAGCGTATGCCAAATCCATGAAAGATGAGGAGTGGCTATAATGGCAGGGTTCGGTGGTTCGGTCAAGCTCACAGGAGCTAGTGAATATAAAAATGCATTAAAAGATATAACACAGAATCTCAAAACTCTTTCTGCTGAAATGAAAGCCACATCAAGCGGTTTTCAAGCAGGTGAAAAATCAGAGAAAGAAATGATCAATTCATCCAAGGAAATGAAAGCGGCCTTGGAAGATCAGAAGAAAGCACTTGCAGATTTAAAGAATCAACTATCCCAAGATGAAAAGAGTTATGAGAAAGCAGGGAAAGCACATCAGAAATTATCTGATGAGTTAGAAAAAGAAGAGAAAAAGCTTGAAAAAGTAAAAAAGAAGTTTGGTGAATCCTCTGATGAAGCTAAAAAACAGGAAAAGGTTGTTGATGAGTTATCCAAGGAAGTTGACAAGAGCGGCAAAGAATATGAAAAGCTGGGGAAAGATGTCAACGATTCCAAGATAAAGATTGCAAATGCTGAAACAACCATCAATCAGACATCCATTGCTCTTGATAAGATGGGCAATGAGGCAGAAAAGAGCGGTGATGAGGCAAAGAAAGGCTCTGAGGGATTCACTGTGATGAAAGGTGTCCTCACTAATCTTGCCACACAAGCTATCAATGCATGTATTGATGGGCTCAAGAATCTTGGAGCGGCTGTTGTGCAGACTGTGTCTGAGGTTGGGGCGGCGGGAGATGAGATTGACAAGTCATCTCAGAAGCTTGGAATCTCTGCAGAGACATATCAAGAGCTGTCATATGCAATGGAGCGGAGCGGATCATCAATTGATGATATATCCAAAGGTATGAAGAACATCACCAATGCCATTGCTGACACACAGAATGGAGTTGAGGGTGCTTCTGACAAGTTTGATGCTCTGGGAGTGTCCCTGCAGAATGTGGATGGCTCAATGAAGTCATCAGAGCAGGTGCTGATGGAGTCTCTTGATGCATTGGCATCCATGACAGATGAAACACAAAGGAATGCGGCGGCAAATGACATCTTTGGAAAGAGTTATCAAGAGTTAGCTCCTTTGCTCAATTCGGGATCAGATGGCATCAAGGAGTTGATGCAGGAGGCATCTGATTATGGAATGGTGATGAGTGATGATGCTGTGAAATCATCAGCGGCATTTGAGGACTCACTGACCAAGATGCAAGGCACTTTGGGCGGCTTGAAAAACAATCTTGTGGGGCAGTTCCTGCCATCCATCACTCAAGTGATAAATGGATTCACAGATTTGGCAAATGGCAGTCAAGAGGGAGCGGAGCAAGCCAAAAGCGGCATCATGAGCATGATTCAGCAATTCCAGACCATGCTCCCAGAAGCTGTCTCAATGATACAGAATATTGCAACATCTGTTTTGGAAGTTGCTCCACAGATAATCACAGCATTGGTTGAGGGGATTGTGTCAACTATTCCTCAATTGATGCCTGTTGTGATGGATATTGTCACAACTCTGACATCAACATTGATTGATCTATTGCCAACGCTGATTGAGGGTGGAGTGCAGATTGTTATCGGATTGATTCAAGGGATCACAGATGCAATACCACAGTTGATTGAAGCGATGCCAACAGTGATTGAAAGCATTGTGACAACGGTGGTGAATAATCTGCCGTTGATCATCACTGCAGGAGTTGGTCTCTTGAAAGCATTCATTGAGGGAATTGTCAAAACCATCCCTGAACTGATCAAGCAGATTCCGATAATAATTTCACAGATGGTGAAGAAATTCTCATCACTGTTGCCGCAGATACTGAACACAGGTATTGATATCTTAAAATCGCTGATCAAGGGTATTAAGGACACCATTCCCGAATTGGTAAAGATGTTACCGGAGATCATCAGCTCCATCGTGCAAGGGCTGCTTTCTATGTTACCCGATATCATCAAAACAGGTGTAGAGATTCTGACATCATTGATACAAGGTATCACAGAGACCATTCCCGAATTAGTGAAGATGCTGCCCGATATCATCAGCGCAATCATCGACACACTGACAAATAACCTGCCTTTGATTCTTGAAATGGGTGTGACATTGCTTGCTGAATTGATAAAGGGTCTTGTGAAAGCCATTCCCGATTTGGTCGAGATGATACCTGATATCATCAAAGCCATTGTGGACACACTGAAAGAGAATCTGCCTAAAATCCTTGAAATGGGTGTGAATATCCTCAAGAGCTTAATCGAAGGAATCGGAAACACGCTGGGAGAGCTTGCGACAAAAGCAGGTGAAATATTCACAACCATCTGGGATCAGATAAAGGAACTGCCCGACAAGATGCTTGAAATCGGTACAAACCTTGTGAAAGGCATCTGGAATGGAATCTCAAACGCAGTGAAGTGGCTGACCGATAAATTGAAGAGCTTTGGAGAGTCCATCAAGGGAGCTATCAAGAAAGCATTCGGCATCGAGTCACCGTCAAAGGTTATGCGTGATGAAGTCGGAAAATATCTTGCAATGGGCATTGGTGTTGGTTTTGAAAAAGAAATGAAGAATGTTGCAAAGCAGATGCAGAACAGCATTCCGACAGATTTCGCGATGTCAACAGGAATCGTGAGCCGTGGATCCACAGTAACAAGCTCTGCAGATATGGGTGTCATGGTGAACGCATTCAAAACGGCATTATACCAAGTCAAGATTGAGATGGATGATGTTCAGATGGGCAGGTTTATTGATAAAACCATGACAAACCTTGTATATACATAAGGAGTCAACATGAACTATGTTATTTTGAACGGAAAAAAATCAACATTGATCAAGGGGCTGATGATTCAGTCCCTTCCTTTTGTTTCAAAGCCGCTGATCAGGACGGAAATTGAAGAGATTGACGGTCGGGATGGTGACATCGTCACAAAGCTTGGATATTCAGCATATGACAGAGAGATGTCAATCGGTTTATTTGGTGATTTTGACATTTGTGAAGTCATCAATTTCTTTAATTCCGAGGGAGAAGCTATATTCTCCAATGAACCCGACAAGATATATAAATATCAGGTACTTGATCAGATAGATTTTGAGCGGCTTTTGAGATTCAGAACAGCTGTTGTGAAGTTCCATGTGCAGCCATTCAAATATTCATCGGTTCCAGATTCAAAAACCGTCACAACGGGATCACAGACATTTGTGAAGAATTATGGGAATGTGGTATCAAGACCGATTCTTGAAGTGTATACAGAGAATGGGTTCACATCGCCTGTGACATTGAAGATCAATGATGATTATACACTAACCATCAAAGAACCCGATGATGTAGGATTGAGTTTAACAACAATATCTATCGACACAGCAACCATGATTATCCGTGGACTGTATCCGGTCGAGATAAATGCAACACGATATGTAAAAGGAAATCTGATGGGGTGGAAGATGGCACCGAACAGCGACACAAAGATATCATGGACGGGAGCTCTGACACAGCTAACTATCAAGAATATATCGAGGTGGATATAAATGAGAACAAACTTTCAAATGACCGATGAAAACATAACACTTGTGACGGGTGACACATTGTCTTTCAACATCATTGTGAAAGATGAATATGGAAACCCTGTTGATGTGGACGATGCATCATTTTCGGTGGCATCATCGCTGACAGCTTCATCGCCTTTGGTTCATAAAACCCTTGACAATGGCATCTCACAGTCGGGTGGAGTTCTGACGGTCAGGGTTGCACCGGAGGATTGGGATGGATATGTTGGCTTTGCTTATTATGACTGTCAGATCGAGGTCAACAATGACCGTTTCACACTGTTGAGGGGTATGATTCAGCTTGAGGCTGATGTATAAGGAGGAGCCATG